CATTAGTATTTAGTCTGACCTGAGTTGTTGTTGAAGCTATAACTGTGGAGCTAGTCCCACCTCCACCAGCGGCAGCCTCTAGCGATATCTTTGTTGTGCTATTATCATAAGTTAATACGTAATTGTCTTGACCTGCTCCTACAGTCTGGTCTACGTCAAATGTAAAGTTACCGAGTTTAACATCGCCAGTACCGTTAGGGTTTAATTCAATATCACCATTCGAGGTGCTTACAATCTCATTGCCGTTTACATCTAAGTCTCCTCCTAGCTGAGGAGTGCCGTCTTCAACTACATTAGATATCGCTGTTCCTGCTGGTGCGGCTGCTAAATTAAATGTTACCGAAGCAACTATGTAGTTCATGTCGACTGAAGTAGACTGGTCTATGCTAAGACTAAACGTATCTCCAGCAGCCCAGCTTCCAGTATTAACCGTGAATACTTGTACATCGCCAGCAGAACTCCATGTCGTAGATGCAGAAGTATATTCTACAGCATCATTTTTATATATTTTGATTACAGCATCCACATTGTCTTGTCCAACCCTCACGGAAACAGTCCCTAGTGTTGAAGCCAAAGGAACTACTGCTCGCATTGGGTCAATGTTAGTCCCAAAATCTGAAACATTACCCCCACTCATAGGGATAAATCTTTCGACTGTCTGGGAGTCTACACTACCTGCCCCAAAGTAAGTAAGCACTGCGCCCGACCCTAAAGAAGAAGCTTCTAAAGAAATCTTTTGTGTGCTATTATCATACTTTAAAACATAATTGTCTTGACCTGCTCCTACTGATTGGTCTGCATCAAACTTGAAGTTTCCTAGCAGCACATCTCCTGTTCCGTTAGGTTCGATATCAATATCACCATTAGAAGTAGATGTAATCTTGTTTCCATTAACATCTAGGTTACCACCTAACTGAGGTGTAGTGTCACTAACAATGTCTTGTATACCATCTGCTCCAGCAGGACCTTGAGGACCTTGAGCACCTTGTGGACCCGTAGCACCCGTAGCCCCCGTAGCCCCTGTAGCCCCAGCAGGACCCTGAGCTCCCGTAGCTCCCGCAGGTCCTTGCGCTCCCGTAGCCCCAGCAGGACCTTGTGGACCAGTGGCTCCTGTAGGTCCTTGCGCACCTGTAGCACCTGTAGCACCTGTAGCACCTGGTATACCAACTGAAGATACCGTCAAGTTGTTGACAGTAGACACTGCTGTAAGAACGGTTTGCTGACTTGGGAGGTTTAGCTTTACTGTGTTACCAGTAGATATGTTTAGGGTCAAATTCATTATACGCTCACATCATCGTTTATAGTGAATGTTCCAGCAAGCCATGTGGTAGCCTCACCGCTGACTAATGCCTCAATATCATAAACGTACTCACCAGCTGCGGCAGCAGCCATGTTAGTGTTGGTACCAGTAATTACTAGGCGACCAGTAGTGCCTCCATCATTGAGAGAGGTTGTTAGTTGCTTAGTACCACTACCAGCTTCCGTACTGAGTATAATCGCAGTGTCACTATGAGTATATGCAGCGTCAGCGTTTAACGCATTTCTTACCTCCATCTTAATGGTGTAACCTGAAAGGTTAAGAGCAGCTCCTGCGGAGTCCGTCACATCAATAGATAGTTTGAAGGTATCTCCCTTCCTGCATGTGATATCCACACGCTTTGAAATATCAAGATTTATTTTAGACATCTCCTAGAATTTGATTTACTATATCTGTATTAGCGTCAGTCTGTTCCTCCATAACTGGACGCTCTCCTTTTCTTTGTGCTATAAGTTTAGACTGCTCAATGGCTTGCTTTTGTACCCTGCTGTCTTTTCTGTCTTCCTTAAGAACCTCTAGCTTTTCCTTGAACTCTTGGTCGTCAGTCTTAAATCCAAGTGATGCTTGAGCACGAATCATCTCAATCTCTTTCTTCATCTGATGAAGAGCAGAAGCAACTTGAACGTCTAACTGACCTTTAAGCTGCAACTTCTGAGCCTCTATCTGAGCTTCCATTTGCATCTTTTGAGCCTGAACCTGAGCAGCCATCTGCTGCGCTTGAGAGTTCGCTTGAGCCTGAGCCTGAATGTTTTGTTGTTGCATCTGCTGACGCATTTGCAGTCGCTTTCTCCTTCTGATGGCAAGTAGCCTTTGAGCCTGGTCGATATCCTTGACCTCTCTAACAGCGATAGCATCCTCAAGGTCTATCTCCCTTTGCGCTAACGAAGCTTGAAGGTTTTGCTCTAAGAATATTCTATCCTCGTCGGACATATCTCTAACAACTCTAATACCATAGTTGTACATAGGTATTTCATTAAAGCTACTTAGAATGTCCATACTTATCTCACCAATAGCCTTGCTGTAAACCCTGTACAAAACAGAGTCAGTCGGTATAACCTGAAGACATTTTACAATATCAGAACAAACCCTCTTGTAAATAATCAAGCTGGCATTTGTTATATCGTAAAGGGCATTGTTACCAGCGGCAAGTGCCTGCTGTCTTACACCAACAAGAGCATCACCCTTAGGAGTAGACGCATCCATAACCTCATTAATACCTGTAGCATCACGAATCATTCTAAGGTAGTGGTTGTACAATCCAATGTACTCGTTGATGTTTCTAATACTATTCTCGATAGAACGTATAGGTGGATTCTGGAAGCCACCCTCTGGGTTTTTACTTCTATAGTAGAAGACACCCGTTTGTTCGTAAATGTCTTGAATATCTAATGGTTGTAGTTCACCGCCTCTACCGAGCTGTACGTTTTCCAGTCCTTCGATGTCAACCAATATACCATCAGGCTTCGCCTTAGCGATTGCCTGTTGTATCTTCAAGTGAGTGAGTTGTAGTTGGTCAGCAAAACCAATAACACCACTAACCAAAGACTTAGGCATCATTCTCCTAAAATTTGTACAAGCCACACTGTAAGACATTCTTGTCTTAGTTAGGTCATGTATATTCTTAGGCATATTTGACTGAATGCCATAGTTAAATAGACAGTTATAACCAATTATAAAGCTACCAGAGTAGACCATCTGATTCTCCATCTTGACTGGCTTTCTTTCATACACAGAGTTTGGTGATTCTTTGTACTCAGAGCCCTTGAAATAGAATCCCATATTACCATACTGAGACTCTTTACTTTCATAATATACACAGTCAACCGTTAAGAACTCGAAGTCCATAACGTCAACTAAGTAAGTGTCGTAACCATGCTTAAAGCTTCCAGAGCTTGTTGAGTAATCCCTTTTACTAAATGCCTTTGAATCATTATAACTCTTGTGCATTACAGCTTTTGCTATCTCCTCATACTTCTCTTCTGAGATTTGATTCCCAGCTCTTCTCTTCAACTCCTGAATACTAATCCTAGAAACATGACCAGCGTAAACGATATCGCTTAAGTTTGGGTCCTCAGTATAACTATGAATAAAGCTCGCTGGGTCTATATATCTAGTTACAATTCCGTAGTTAGGGTCATTATCTCTTTTAACAACACCCATACCACATACAACTAAATCTTCAACATTACGTCTATATATGTCTTGGTCAAAATCATTCCAGTCTAACGTCAAGGATGTTGCCAACTGAGCAGCAATCTCTGAGCTAGTCTTGACGTTTTGGTCCATGAAGATTTCAGCCTCCTCGGTGGTATCTGGTAAAGTGTCTGGGTCTATGTTTGGAGTAAGACCAATAGCCTTAGCTTCCATTAACAATTCCTTATCACCAATAGATGATTCTATCTCAGCCTTTTTTGCATCTTTCTCTTGCTTGCTAATAGGGTCTATAGCCTCTACCTTTGGGTATGGCTTTCTTGACAGGACTCTGTTAACAACTACCTTAACAAACTTGGGGACGATAGGTACTGGACTCCAGTCGAGGTTCAGTAGTGTACCATCACCATTGTTTGGGTCAAGAGAGTTTAGAATCTGTTTATAGATACTGGTATCTTGTGTCCCGTTAGCGTAATCACGACTCTTTTCGAATTCGTGCCTTCTTCGGCTGTATAGGCTGGAGCTATCCTCCCCCTTTCCCCATTGCGCCTCTATCGCCTTTGCAAACTGCAAGCCATAGCTTTGACTCATCTTTTCCTCTGGTGAAGCAAACGGGTCTGGGAATCCTGCCTTATTCGTGTTTTTGTTTTTATAACTCATTATGTAGATTGGAGCTCACTTGCAAATATAGCAATACATTGTCGTGTTTCAGATTACTTATATCTTCGGAAGAAAACCTTCTCCTCAAAGTTAACGACCTTCTTCTTTTTCTTAACCTTTTGGGCAGCCAGCAAAGCCAAGCCAGAGCTAATGGTAAGGTCAAACTTCGTCCTGTTGTCTATCTTAAATCCTATCCAATCTTCTAGTGTTCTATTGAAGTGCATTCTACCTGGATTCCCTTCATCATCTGAACCAACATGGTTGTGTATATAGTCCTCAATCGCTGAGGCATGAGCCTGTATTACGTCTTGAGAGTTGGATGGTATACCCTTAGTCTTAACGGTCATTTGATTTTTAGAGGAGCTAAGATGAGCTGGTCTATCCATCACATAACCATCGTAACCCCTTGATTCAAAGTACCTTACGATACCATACTTGTTATTCTCAATGAGCAGTGGATAGCCATAGAAGACTGCCGCCATAAGAACATCTTCATAGAAGATACTAGCCATAGGTGGTCTACTCGCATACTCAGCAACGAACATGTTTGAAGCACCATCAAGATTGAACTTGTTATAAATATGGCACGCACCTTTAGATGCCCTACTGTCAACTGTAGCGTCAAGGTCATAGCTATCTACTCCACCACAACCAATGTGTGAATTAGGTGGAACCCTCTTGGCTCCTTTAGTCTTCATTACACTCCTGTTTTCCTGAGATGTGGTCCAACAGATTCGCCATCTACCATTCGGGTCTGGATTGAATATAACCTTCGTGTCCTTCACACCGTTAGCCCATTGGAAGTTTCCGACAACAACTGGACTAGGGAACAGAGCATCATTGTATTCCATCTGCTCGTATATCTTCCCAATGTTGAAAAGGCTACCCTCTATACTATCTCTGAACGCCTCATCAGTGGTGAACGGGAACTGACGAACTATCTCATTCATCTCCCTAGCATCATGCTTGACGGCATCCCTCTCATTCTTTAAGAATGTCTTAGAGCCCATAGCCATCATCTCACCATCAAGTGTTTGTACGGGTGATGAGGGGTCTACAATTATTGGGTTCCCATGTGCATCAAAGAATCCCTCTAGGGCTTCATAGGCAGGTATGAATAAACGGTACAGACCTGAGGTAGTCCTACCATTGGCATTCCTCTTGTTTGTGTCAGAATCATCCCACAGCTTCTTGTATTCAGAACCCCCCTTGTCTAGAGGATTCACCGTGGACCCTACGAGTGCCTTACCCACAACCCTACGACCAACTATTAAACACGTTCTCTCAATCCTCCAGGCTTCCCTAATATCAGCGGGCTTCTCCCACTTACCAGCCTCATCCATGTATAGCATGTGAAGCTTCTCACCATCGTAAGCGTTGTTAGTGGTGTTCTTCCAGTTGAGTACCGTGTTAAGTGCGTCACCTACATTGGTGGTCTTATTGTTTTTTGTAATCCTCTTTGATGGCTCACGGAAAGCAAGCTCAACCCTTGGGTTTGTCGTACCGTCTTGAATTGGTTTGAAGAAGAATGGGTAGTTCCGAAACATCGAAACGCATTTCTTCATGAAGATATTTTCCTGAGCATCCTTACCAGTCTTCGACTGAATGCCAAGAAGTTTGTCTTTAACTTGACTAGCTTCATTAACAAGGACAGAAGCGCAGATATTAGTATAACCAGACCTACGACACTTAGTGTAAAGCTGCCCGATACAACGCGGGTCAACTTCGCAAGCAGCCATATGAAGAAATATCTCTCTTTGGAACTTGAGGTAAGACGGGAATCCGATATCAATTTTGCTCCACTGTAGGAACATGTAGTGTCTCCCAGTGATAAACGTAGGTACACCCTGATTGTAAAACCAAAAACCTTCACTACGCCTTCTAAACTCCTCCTCGATATAAGGACGAAATCTTTCTCGAAACTCCTTTGGAGTCTGCTGCCACTCGTCCATGCTTCTAATACGGGACAGCTCCTGTGGCATAGATACCCTTCTCCACACTTGCATACTTGTCTCCAAGTCTTCACCTGAGATTCCTGACTTTGGGGTCTTTGGTAAGCCAATGAGAATGCTGCCGATTTCCACGATATCTCCGAGCGTACCTTTGGGACAAATCTTAATAACCTTGTCATCATAACCCTCTACATCTACTAGATTGCTCATTTAGAAAATTTCTCTGCAAACCCTCCTGAATAGTCTTTGGCATCCTCAATGGAGCCGTTAGCTTGTAAGTCTTTAACCATCTGCTCTAGCCTCTGTCTCTCAACGAGAAGCTCCTTGCAGTCAATCGCGGTCTGCTTGATTGATTGTAACTCTGCCTTTCTTTGCGTACCACCAGCTTCTGGGTCAACAGGCTTTCTGACCTCATCAATCATATTATTGATTGCTACCTCCATAGACTTCATTAGTCTTTTGGCTGCTGATGTTGTGGTGAACTTAGTTGACGACATAGCTGATGTTATCTGACAACATACGATAAACTATCGTACCGTCATCAAGCTTCATCTTATAGTCTCTGTCTTTGTCAAAACCTACAGTGTCTCCAGCCTTTACGCCCTGTGCGATGAGGTCGGGATGAGGCATGAACATCTTAGCCTCCTTTTCATATTCGACATCACTAACATCTAGGTCAACAATAATTCCAGATTCAGTAACCTCCTCAGCAGACTCCACCTCTATAGGTTGTACGAAGACCCACCCAGCAAGCATATGTAGCTCACCATCGGAATCTCTGTATGCAATAGCATGGCTTTGAGTGGTCTCTTTATCATCGTACAATACAATGTACTTGTTGTCACCAAGAGATAAGCTTTTACTAACAGTGACATGGTGATGGAAGAACAATGTATCTCCCTTCTTCACGCCAGTGTCGTAAATTGATGGTGCGCTAAGAACTTCGCCATAGCATATCCTGTGGTCGAACTCGTTGAACCTAGTGTCTAAAAATAATTCTTTTCCCCCGACAGTAATCTTGTCGTCTGTCTTCTCAGGGACCTGTACAATAAAGTGTCTTAAAGCTTTCATTCGAAATTACAATCATATTCAATTAAAATAGGTAGATTCTCAATCGTCTTCCATATGTACGTTGAGTCGTCGTCTTCTACAAAGACATGATACCTTCTTACATTATACTTATATAGGGCTGCCTCGTCTTCCTTGATGGCGCAGACATTACCCTGCCCAGCCCTCATACCGACATAGTATGCCAATGCGTCCTTGGGGTTTGCCCCAATGACAATCTTTCTTATTAAATCCATTTGTTTAGTTTAAAAGAAAATTCATGTCACCGCTGCTTTCATCTTCAGATGCGACATAGGCTTCAGCCTGAAGTGTCATGAACTTCTCAAATTCTTCAATGTCTTTTACATTCCAACCGTAGTGTAGATTCCATTTTTGAACCCCACCTCTATCTTCCTCGATATAACCAACGGACATCGTGTACACCAACTCGACTGATGCTTTGTATTTATCAATAATGTCCTCTATGCGTTCGAACACATCTTGTAGTTCGTCGCGCATTGCTTCTTTTAAAATATCATCCATTAGGCGTTAACAAAAACTGCTGGAGTAGTGAGGTCTGTATCTGTTGTTAGGTCTGCGTTTACAAGCCAAGTGTTTGTAGCAATCAGTGTACACATAATAGTATCACCAATTTCACCACCCTTACCTCCATTAGCAGCGTCTAGCTCTATAACATCATTAGTAGTAACTGATAAAGGGACAGTATGTACTCTGGAAGATTGCTCTGCATCGTCAGAGTTATCCGCCCTCACAATAGCTTTACCACAAAAGAACCCACTACTCGTTGCCCTTATCCTGTGGACAGTTCCGCCCTTGGGTGTCTTGATGATAAACTTGAAAAACATACCAACATTTGCTGCGGCTCCTGCTGGAAGATTGATTTCAACCTGAGAAGCTCCCATTGCGTTAAGGTCTAGGTAGTATGTTCTATTTGCACCAGTAGATGCGTTTCTATCCGCAGTGAGAGTGACATCACTTGTGGATGTTATGTTTGTTATTGTCTCAAACCCCTTCTCTATGGTTATAGTATCTGATGAAGTGTCGATGTGTGCGTTAATACCATTACCACCTGTGAAGGTTAATGTCGCTCCATCACCACCAGCTGTACCTTGGATGGCTACAGTAGGGTCAGTACCAAAGTCTGAACCATTAGCATTACCAGCTGCTGGAGTCACAGATACACCAGAAGAACCTGGGAAGGCTCTCTTTGATATAACCCCCGATGAGCTTATCACTAGCGAGCTAGATTCTGAAGTTGTAGCCAGACCTGTGATTACCAGACCATCCGAACTTGCATCAAGCTGCGTAGCGTCAGTGGCTAGGCTCAACCTTGTGTCATTACCCGCACCATCGCTAATTACGTGATACCCGCTAGATTTAGCGGTTAGTATTGTGTTGTCAGTGGTTTTAAGTAGACCACTGTAACTATCTTTTATTCTGTTTCCTGAAAGATTAGTTCCCATCTTTTTAAATTTGTTACAAATATAATATAATGGGAAGAAGTCATCCAAGTAGAAAAAGACGGGACTTCAGTAAGTTGAATAACAGGTATGTCAACAAGAACTATTTAAAGAAGTGGTCTCTTGTTACCAAGGACATATCTAGCAACTACGGGGTATCTCAGACAGAACTTGAGTTCATGTTGTTTATATATGACTACGAGTTTTTCACTGTGTCACATGTGGCAAAGGTGTTGAAGAGGAGCAAGAAGAAACTATACGACAGGACTGTACTACCACTCAAGAGAGAGGGGCATATAGAAACGGTGTACCACGGAAAGGGAGTGGATGCATACGTCGATGCGCTGTTCCACGAGCGAGGCGTAAACAATGAGAACAGATTGAGTCTGTCACAGAAGGGTAGGTTGCTTGTCCAGCGAGTGTATAGAAAACTAGAGGGTGGGGAGCCCATTAACTCTTAGACTATCTATTTACCTCTCTCTGATACTCTCTATCAAACTTCTCGTTGTAACCAAGAATCTTGTAAGCGTAGTCTTTGGTTTCTGTAGGGAATTCTTCTAGCCAGTCCAAAGAGTTGTATATATCATAACCCTTTTCCTTAGCCTTATTAAGTGCTCTCACTGTTGCAGTAGGTCCAAAGTTATATGCAGCTAATGCTTTAGCCATTCTAACCTCATCACTACCAGTATTCCAAGTTCTATCTAAAAGGTTATCCATGTAAGCACGTTGAGCACTACGAGCCTGTGCTGCATCAGTTGGGTCAAAGTCATCGCCAACCAAACCTTTTTCTTTCAAGAATCGTTCAGTGATTGGGGTAATCTGTGCAGGTCCTCTAGCTCCAGCTGGTGATACAGCTTCTGTGTTTGGTCTATCACCATACCCACTAGACTCCTTAAACTCTTGCCTTCTCAGTATAGTCTCATAGTTACCTGGTCCTTCAGATGAAAAGTCAACACTTGCAGATGGTTTCTTTGGGTCACCATTATCTGAAAACCTACTTATTCTATATGCTTTTCTAGCAGACTCCCTTCTAGCAGACCTCATGCTTCAAGTTCCTTTTTTATTCTATCTATAGTTGATTGATAGTTCATCATCTGCTCCTTCAGCCTTCTCCTTTCTTTGAGGGTTTCTTGATAGTCGAATCTATCCTCACCGCCAAGAGCTTTCAATTTCTGCTTAGTATCTTCTAGCATATCCTCAGCGAACCTCAAACTTTCTTCTGGGGTAGCCTTTTTTCCTTTAGGAGTTTTACCTACCATTACACCCTCTTCAGCTCTACGCATTTTCATGCCGTACATCGCTTTCTTGAGGTCTTTAGAACCTTTTCCGTCCGCTGCGAAGAACGGAACCATTTTACCGTTGTGCTTTACCATTTTCATAAGCACAAATATAATAGTAATTTATCTACCTTGAGATGCGTAAGGTTTCTTATAATTTTGACTGCCCTTGTTGTGGGAGTTCTTTTTAGAGTGCTGTCCTGGTCTCTTCTTACGAACCTTCTTGACGTAAGTGTCGAATGTAGTTTTTCTAGCCACGTCTCAAATCTGTATCGTGCTTCTTTGAGCCCTTGATGAAACTGTTGACTCTGCCCATAGCCCATGCAGCCATAGATGCTCCTCTTCTAGAACCTGAAGATAGCCATGCGCCTTGTCCGCGCCTGTACACCTTAGATAGTGTACCATATGATATGCCTGAGGATTTCGCCTTCTTCTGTAGTGTCGCTTTTGTGGAGGCGTTTAGTGGCTTTGCCTTAACCTTAGCACCCTTCTTAGCAACCCTCTTTCTGAAGGCACTCAAAGGTATTTTCTTCCCCGCCTTGTAAGCTGCCGCCATGGACTTCTTGTTCTTAGCATCCTCCTCTTCGGAAGCCTTGATGTCCTTGCCTTGCTTCGGGTCAGTGTACTTTTTAGGTAATCCTAATCTGTATGGTTGGGTTCTCTTACTTGCCATGCTTGGCTAGTTTAAACTTTGCCTTCTCGACAGCTCCAGGATGAGGTGCGTACTCACCAACCATTAGATAGTATCTCCCAGACTCCTCCATCCAGTGATGTCCTTTTGGTGGGTCAATAGATACCGTCTCCTTTGTTATCGTGAGCTTCTGTCTCTCTTTTCTTTTCGCTGTCTTCATGACTTCTTCTTTACCTTCATTCCGTACATAGCCTTCTCACCTGACTTTGCCATCTTCATCTGACGCTTTCTCTCCTTTTCAACCATCTCGTCCAATGTCTCTGGCTTCAATCCAGACATTAAGTATATAATACTATACGCCTCAAGTTCCTTCTCTGGTATTTCCACATCTGGGAACTCCTCTGAGAATCTCTTCTTAGTATCAGCTAGTACGCTCTCCTTAGTCACCTTAGGGTCTCCATTGACTTCAGCACCCTCTTGTGCTTTTTTATACTTGTACATCATGGCACAAATATAATCATTTAGTGAGTCCCCAATTGTAATTGGAGTAACCTAGGCTGACCTTGAAGTCTATGTCCCTGATGTTTAGTGACAGATTCTCCTTCTGACGCTTTATCTTAGCCTTTGTTCTAAACGCCTCTGTGATTATTCTGTTACGGTGGTAGGGTGAGTTCCAGATTAGTCTCTTATCATTCCCTGATAGAACGATGTCTCTCACCTTGTATTCTTTCCTTGCCTTGCCATCATATATGACGACATCGCATAAGTGTATTTGGTCTCTCATGTTACTTTAACGAAAAACAATAAAGTGTATTGTGTAAGGACAGAAAAATTATTGCACTTGGTTCTTAGCCAAAAGAATCTTCACCTCTTGAACCTCCTTGAGTAGTAGCTTGATGTCCTCCTTCATCTCAGAATTATCCGTCTCCAATGATATGACTCTTGACTTTAAAGAAGAGTAGTCAGCTTGATGCTTTATCCATATCCCAATCAATGAACCAGCTATAGCTATAAGCTCAAATTGTGTTAGTGCGTCCATGCCAACAAAAATAGTAAAAACCATCCTTCCTAAATAAAAAACTACTCACCTGGTTTGTAACAGATTATATCCTCCCGAAATGTTCTAGGTACAAAATACAGAACATATATAGAGGGTACGAAAAGCACCACATATATAGGGTAGGGGTATATAAACAAAGAAGCCTACGTCAGGGCATAGGCATGGCTTATTCACTTTATTAGCTCACTGTATTCAAAGAGCTCAAGCGTAACAGATTGTTGTTAGCTCTTTAGGTAGAGAACAAGACTGCGAAGCTAAGTCTTAGTGACTACCGTTGCGCTCATGAGCCGATGCGAAGTTACACGAAAAAAATGACATTGTCAAGTATCCTTGTGTTTATTCTTGCATGTGAATTTGTTATGTAGGTATGTCACATATGCAATGAATGATATCAAGAATACCAAGAAGTAAAACATGATGAATCTGATGTATTTCACGTCTCAAGTTTCCACAAAGATAACCCCGAAAACATACCCTTGGTTACGTGAAAATAGATGTCAGTAATAAATACCGTGGGGACTATTGTATTGTAAATCGTTTGCTAAACAAAAACCAAATTGATTTTACAAAACCCACCCCCCTAAACTTTTTGCGGTTTGCGCGTAGATTTCTAGCTTTTGTTGTAGACTCTTGATGATGTTGCTGGTAGTTGTATGCGTAGTATGTGGGTACAAGATGACAGTAAGAAATGAATTTATTTCACAGAAGAATACCGAGCAGGTACAATCACCCCCACATTTTTTTTGCCTCTACATATACTACCATTACTGGGGTTTCCACAAACGCTTAAATTTTTTTTTAGTCTGTGCACAATATTGAAAACATGAAGCGCGTTATACTACCAAACACACTAAAATTTTATAGTTATGACATCTCAAAAAGAGCTTAAAAAATACCGTCAAAATTTGCGTACATGGTTTAATCGTGCTAGTGCTGAAGAATTTTCC